GCGCAATCTTCCTGGTCGCCCTCGTCCTGGCGACGCTGGGGCTGGCGACCTGCCAGCAGCAGCGAATCAGCGCGGCCCGCGCCGGCGAGGTTCGCGCTGCCCAGGCGCTGCAGGCTGCCCTGGTCGCCCACAGCGACACCAAGCAACAGCTGCTCGCTGCCCTGTCGGCCACCACGGTGGTCACCAAGTACGTCGACCGCGTGCAGCTGGTGCGCGAGCGCGGCGCAACCGTCATCAAGGAAATCCCCGTCTATGTCACCCCGACTGCTGATGCTGCCTGTGCTATTCCTGCTGGCTTCGTGCGCGTCCACAACGCCGCCGCCGAAGGCACCCCGCTGGGCGGAGCCGCCGGCGATGCTGATGCGGCCCCCAGCGGCGTTGCGCTCTCTGCCGTCGCCGAAGTCACCGCCGCCAACTACGGCACCTGCCACGAACTTGCCGCCCAGGTAGAGGGCCTGCAGGACTACATCCGCGGCCAGCGTGAGGCACAGCCGTGAAGAAGCCGCAGCTGCTTCGCCAGCACCTGGTCGCGGCGGTCCCGGCGCTCGACAAAGACCCAGAGCGCCTGCTGATCTACGTCGACGGTGGCGGCTTGGCCGCCGGGTTCGCCGCCGGACTGTCTTTCGAATACCGCTACACGCTGGATCTGGTGCTCACCGATTACGCCGGTTCCCCGGAATCGGTCATGGTGCCGCTCCTGCAGTGGCTGACCCGGCACCAGCCCGAGCTGCTCTCCAACGCGGCCAAGCGCGGCGAGCTGCGCTTTGAAGTGGACGTGCTCGCCGGCGACCTGGTCGACCTGTCGATCAAGATCCCGCTGACCGAACGGGTGATCATTCGCCAAGACGATGAAGGCCTCTGGCAACTCGCCCACGCGCACGAGCCACCGCCGGAATATGAGCACCGCCACACCCTGGCCGGAGGCGAGGTGTACGACGCTGGGGCGCTTGTGGCGCGCCTGCCGGAGATCGTTGGGTGAGCGAGGATCTGCAGCAGCTGGAAACGTGGGCAGCGCCCCTGTTGCGCCAACTGCAGCCCGCCCAGCGCAACAAACTGAGCCGCTCAGTGGGTACCGCCCTGCGCCGTTCCCAGCAGAAGCGCATCACCACCCAGCGCAACCCGGACGGTACCGCCTACGCCCCGCGCCGGCCTGCTGCCCCTGCCCGCGCCAAGGCCGGCCGCATCAAGCGCAAGGCCATGTTCGGCCGCATCAAGCAAGCCAAGCACCTGCGTGCGCGGGGAACGGCGCAGGAGGCCACTGTGGGGTTCTTGGGCCGGGTGTCGCGCATCGCGCGAATCCATCAGGAAGGCCGCTCCGACCGCGTGGCACCAGACGGGCCACAGATCACCTACGCCCGCCGCGAGCTGCTGGGCTTCACGGCTGCCGATGAGCAGCTGGTGCGGGATCTGCTGATGGACCATCTCACCGGGATATGACGTAGCGCGCTGCGCTACAGCCGCCGCGCGAGGGTAGCTCGCGCGCGCGATGCGAGGCTGCATTAGACCCCCGTCTGGTGCCGCCGTGTCCACGTTTACCGCCATCGAAGTCGACAAACTTCCCGCGCCTGATGTGTTCGAACAGATCCCGTTCGAGACCATCTACGCCGAGCGCCTGGCCGAATTCCAACGGCTGATGCCCGAATACACCGCCGTGGTGGAGTCCGATCCGGTCATCAAGCTCCTGCAGGCCAGCGCCTACCGCGAGCTGCTGCTGCGCGAGCAGTTCAACCAGCGCGCACGCGGCCTGCTGCTGCCCTATTCCCAGAAAGCCGACCTGGACAACCTGGCCGTGCCGTTCGGGGTGGAGCGCAAGTTGATCGCCCCGGCCGATCCCGACGCCGGCACCGCCGCCGTCTACGAGAGCGATACCGACTTCCGCCGCCGCATCCAGCTAGCCCCGGAAGGCCTGTCGGTCGCTGGGCCGGAAGGCGCTTACATCTTCCACACGCTTTCCGCCGACGTGGCCGTGCTCGATGCCAGCGTCACCAGCCCCTCGCCGGGCAAGGTGGACGTGACCGTGCTGTCGCGCGAGGGAGACGGGACGCCCAGCGCGGCGTTGCTGGCAAAGGTCAGCGCCACCCTGCAAAACGGCAACGTGCGCCCGCTCACCGACTACGTGAGCGTGGCCGCCGCCCGCATCGTCGGCTACGAGATCCGCGCACAGGTCACCACCTTCAATGGCCCGGACGGGGCGCTGGTGATCGAGGAAGCAAGACGCCGACTTGCCCAGTACCTGAGCCAATCCCAGCGACTGGGCCGCGACGTGGTGCTGTCTGCGATCTACTCGGCGCTGCACGTTGAGGGGGTTCAGCGGGTGCGCCTGCTCAGCCCGGCAGCAGATCTGGTGATCGACGGGCAGTCAGCCGCGTTCTGCGCCAGGGCCGTGGTCGAGCACGCCGGCACCAATGACTAAGCCAGCCACCCTGCTGCCCCCCAATGCCACCCGGCTGGAGCGGGCGGCCGAAGCCGCCGATGCCCAGCTGGCGACCATCCCAATGGTGCACCACACCCTTTGGAACCCGTGGACCTGCCCGGCCGAATTCCTCACCTATCTGGCGTGGAGCGTCTCGGTGGACACGTGGAGCAGCGACTGGCCCGAGCACATCAAGCGTGCCCGTATCGCCAGCTCCTTCAGCATCCAGCGCCACAAGGGCACCGCCAAGAGCATCGCCGACGTGGTCGCCAGTTTCGGCGGCCAGGTCCAGATCGAAGAGTGGTGGCAGCAGACCCCCATGGGCGTGCCCCACACCTTTGCGCTGCTGCTGACGCTGAGCGGCCAGGGCGGCGAAGAAGCTACCGCCGCCTTCATTGACCAGGTCATCGCGGCGGTCAACCGCGCAAAGCCGGTGCGCTCGCACTTCACCTTCACCCAGGGCCTCAACGCGGAGGGCGTGGTTGGCCTCATCGGCGTGGCCCGGGCCGTTGTCGCCACCCGGCTGCAGCTGGCCGCACCGTAACCCCAGGAACCCCCCATGGCCATCCCCCAGATCACCATTACGCCCGGCGGCCGCGCCGCCCTGGTCAACGCCGAGCACACCGGCACCGCACCGGTTCGGATCAGCCACGTCGGCCTGACGCCCCAACACTTCGACGTGACCAAGGTGGGCACCACCGTCCCCGCCGAGGCCAAGCGCATCACCACGTTTGCCGGCAAGGCCGTGGCCGCAGACCTGTTGCACCTGAACGTGCGCGACGATAGCCAGGACACCTACACCCTGCGCGGCTTCGGCCTGTATCTGGAAGGTGGGGTGCTGTTCGCCGTCTACTCGCAGCCCACCCCCATCATGGAGAAGGCTGCAGCAGCCACCATGCTGCTGGCGACCGACATCCGCTTTGTGGATATCAAGGCCACCAGCATCACCGTGGACAAGATCGACTTTGTGAACCCGCCGGCGACCACCACGCAGGTCGGTGTGGCGCGCTTCTCGACCGATCCCGACGCCGTCGCCGGTGCTGCAGCCCACCTCATGGTTTCACCCCGTGGCTTGGCCGCTTATGTCAATGGCCGATTCGGGGCAGGCGCACCCAGCGAGTACGTCAAAACCCTGTTGACCAAGGCGACCGCCGCAATGATGCGCGTGTCGCTGGAAATCAAGTCGGCCGCGCTCAGGGACGAAGGGCACGGCAACAACCTGGACGCGGACCTGCTCGACGGCGCGCACGGTGCCCACTACCTCGACTACCGCAACCTCACCAACGTGCCCGGCTCATTCAGCCCGGCGTTCCATACCCATCCAATCGCCCAGGTGGACGGACTGCAGGCCACGCTGAACACCAAGGCACCGCTGACAGATCCAGTCTTTGAGGGCAACGTCACTGCCGGCGGCAGCTTCATCGCCAAGAGCGGTTACATGTACGTGAACGCGCGTGGCAACGCGAACCCAGGCTTTACCATGCGCGGCGAAGATGCCAAGCCTGGGGCCGGGCTTGTCTGGGTCCGCGCGAGCGACTCCGTGCGCCTTCGCACGTTCGCCGCCGACGGCAGCACCGTCTCCAGCGAGCTGGCCCTCGGCCCGAAGACGTTTACCTACGACAACAACGACGTGTGGCATGCCGGCAACTTCAAGCCTGGCGACAAAGCCGACAAGGCTCACACGCACGGCCTGGCTGACGTAGCCGGCTTGCAGACCGCGCTGGCTGCGCGCGTTGCTTACCGCTCCACAACCGACGATGAAAGCTGGATCGAGGATCACAGCACCCTGGTGGTGAACCGGTCGGCCACCACCGGCAACACGATGCCCTCCCCGTACACCATCGTCTGCAGCTTGCCCAGCTATGACGGCAGCCGCGGCATTGCCCTGGGTTCCTCCTACAGTGGCCTGCAGCGATTCTGGATGCGGGGCCGCCACGACACGCGCGGCACCACACCGGGATCGAAATGGAAGGCCTGGTGCGAACTCTGGCATTCCGAGAACTTCGATCCCACCACGAAGGCCGACCTGGCCGGCGCGAACTTCACCGGTCCTATCACGGCGACCAGCGTGCGCTCGACCGCCAATATCTTCATCGGCGGGCCTGTCTATGCCGTGCTGGCACCCAACGCAGCCGCTGGGGAGGTGCTGCTGCGGCCCAATGGTAGCGCCTCGACCGTGGGGCAGCTGCGCGTAACGGTCGGCGGGATCACGTGGAACGACAAGGGTCTCTGGCACGCCGGCAACTTCGATCCCGGCACCAAGGCGAATCTGGCAAGTGCCGCCTTCACCGGTAACGTCAGCGCTCCCCGCTTCTACTCCAATACCGGCTCGCTGCTGGGCACCTCCACGCACGCCCTGCTGGCACCTACGGCAGCGAACGGAACTGTCTACATCCGACCTGGCGGCGAGCTCTCCCGCACCGGCGAGCTGAAGCTGGAAATCGGAGGCATGGTGT